AAAGATTGAAAAAAGAAGTGAACCATGGGAAGGCGCTTGCGGTGTATATCACCCACTCCTATCTGAAGCACTTGTAAAGTTCCAAGCAGAAACCATGATGGAGACCATGCCTGCGGCGGGTCCAGTAAAGACTCAGATCATTGGTAAAGAGACTCCAGAGAAAAAAGAAGCAGCAGAACGTGTCCAACAGGACATGAACTATCAGATTACAGACGTAATGAAAGAGTACCGTCCAGAGCATGAGCGCATGCTGTGGGGTTTAGGACTCGCAGGTAATGCGTTTAAGAAAGTTTACTTTGACCCAAGTTTAGGTCGTCAAGTATCCATGTATGTTCCTGCAGAAGACGTTGTTGTCCCCTATGGAGCTTCTAGTTTAGAGGCAGCTGAACGGGTTACGCATGTGATGCGTAAGACAGAGAACGATGTGAGACGTCTCCAGCATGATGGTTTCTACCGAGACGTAGACTTAGGCGACCCTGTCCAAGTAATGGACGAGGTAGAGAAGAAGATTGCAGAAAAGCTTGGCTTTAGAGCTACTACTGATAATCGCTTTAAATTATTAGAGATGCATGTCGAGCTAGATATTCCTGGCTTTGAACATAAAGATGACGACGGCGAGCCAACAGGAATTGCACTTCCTTATGTTGTAACTATTGAAAAGGGTACTAATACTATCCTAGCTATTCGTCGTAACTGGAGACCCGAAGATGACACTCATCAGAAGAGAAACCATTTTGTCCATTATCCATACATTCCAGGCTTTGGCTTTTATGCTTTTGGGCTTATTCACCTTATCGGTGCTTTTGCTAAGTCTGGTACTAGTATTATTCGGCAGCTCGTGGATGCTGGAACCCTTAGCAACTTGCCAGGCGGCTTTAAGACCCGTGGCTTGCGAATCAAAGGCGACGACACCCCGATAGCCCCTGGTGAATTTAGAGACGTAGACGTACCTAGTGGAACAATGCGTGACAACTTGTTACCGTTGCCATATAAAGAACCAAGTCAAGTTTTATATTCCTTATTAGGAACAATTGTAGAAGAAGGTCGTAGGTTTGCTGGCTCTACCGAGTTGTCAGTATCGGATATGAGCGCAAATGCGCCAGTTGGAACAACTCTAGCAATCTTAGAGAGAACTCTTAAAACGATGAGTGCGATACAAGCCCGTATCCACTATTCGATGAAGCAAGAGTTTCAGTTATTAAAAGACATCATCCGTGATTACACTCCAGATGAGTATGGCTATGAGCCTGTAGAAGGCAGCCGTATGGCTAAGCAATCAGACTATGACATGGTCTACGTGCTTCCAGTCTCCGATCCCAACGCGGCTACTATGGCGCAAAAAGTAGTGCAGTATCAAGCAGCTCTACAACTCGCTCAGACAGCACCGCAGCTCTATGATCTACCACTATTACATCGTCAGATGCTAGACGTGTTGGGAATCAAAAACTATCAGAAATTGGTACCGATGGCTGAAGATATGAAGCCAACCGATCCAGTAGCTGAGAATCAGAACATTCTGAAAAGTAAACCAGTCAAGGCGTTCATTGAGCAGAATCATCAGGCACACATTGCAGTTCATATGGCACCAATGCAAGATCCAAAGATTCAACAGGTTTTAGCAATGAACCCACAGATGGCACAACAGTTACAAATGGCAATGATGGCACACATCAACGAGCATTTGGGCTTTGAGTATCGCTTACAAGTTGAGAGAACAATGGGTATGCAGCTTCCTCCAATGCCTAAAGATGGAGAAGAGCCAAAACAAATGCCTCCAGAAATGGCGGATCAAGTCGCTCAAATGGCAGCAGCAGCGTCTCAACAGTTGTTAATGCAGAACCAACAAGAAGTTCAAGCTCAACAAGCACAACAACAGATGCAAGACCCAATTATTCAGATGCAACAACAAGAGTTGCAAATTAAAGCGGCTGAGCAGCAACGCAAAGCAGCTAAAGATATGGTCGATGCACAACTTAAGCAGGAACAAATTGCTGTAGAACGAGAGAGAATCAAAGCTCAACAGCAAACAGCAGGAGCACAAGCAGCTATAAAAGCAGCAACTGATAGAGAAGCTCGCGAAGCTGCACAGAAAGTAGAAGGTAGTAAAGCAGGTCTAGAGATAATAAAACTTCGACAGACTTTGGCAAATCAGAAGGAAATTGCTGAAAGGCAAACAAAGAAAGGTAAGTAATGGAAGCTGATAAGGCTTTTGATATATTAAAACGTCAAATTGACGACAAAGTTTTACAACTCCAAGAAGCTCTTGCAGATGGTCGCGTAGAGACTTACGAAGAGTACAAAAAAGTGTGTGGCGAGGTGAGAGGTCTCCTTACTGCACGTAACTACATAACCGACCTTAATAAAGCAATGGAGAACTCAAATGAGTGACCAACAAACAGTAGTAGATTTAAATAGAGCAGTAGATTTAAGTGCAGTTTTAAATAAAGAAGCAGAAGAAAGAGCCAAACAACTCCCAGCCCCTAAAGGCTATAGAATACTTTGCGCTATTCCTGAAGCAGAAGAAGCCTTTGATAGTGGGATTCTTAAATCAGACGAAACCATGCGGCACGATGAGCTTTTAACTACAGTGCTGTTTGTAGTTGATATGGGTTCCGATTGCTATAAAGACCTAACCCGTTTTCCTAACGGACCTTGGTGTAAAAAAGGTGATTTTGTTTTAGTAAGACCTAATGCTGGTACCCGTCTGGTAATTCACGACAGGGAATTTCGCATTATTAATGATGACTCCGTAGAGGCTGTAGTTCAAGACCCACGGGGCATTAAACGCAAATTTATCTAGGAGATAAAACATGGCTGAAATGCAAAAAGAAGAGTACAAGTTTCCAGATGAAATGGAAGAAGATAAGGGTAAACCCGTAGATGAATTAGAAGAAGGCTTTGAAGTTGTTGAAGTTGACGACACTCCTGAAGAGGATAAAAACGTAGAGCCTTTACCTAATGAGATCAAAAAAGACTTAGAAACTGCTGATTCGTCCGCAGAATACTCTAAAAATGTAAAGGATAAGTTTACACAATATAAAAAAGCTTGGCATGACGAGCGTAGAGCAAAAGAAGCAGCTTTACGTGAACAGCAAGAAGCGTTAACGGCAGCGCAGGCAATCTTAGATGAGAATAGGCGCTTAAAAGAAGTTCTGCAAAGTGGTGAAAAAGAACTAATTTCTAGCTACCAAACATCTGCTGAGTTAGAAGCGTCGCAAGCAAGAAAAGCCTATAAAGAAGCTTATGATTCTGGGGATTCTGATGCACTTGCAGAAGCTCAAGAAGAAATGATGCGGGCGCAACTTAAACTTGACAGAGCAAAAAATTTCAAACCCACTGTACAAATTACAGAAAATGATGTAAAACTACAAACAAAGCAGTCTCAGCAGCCTGCACAAATGGATGATAAAGTTGCTGAATGGGTGTCCAACAACCCCTGGTACGTTGATCCAGACAAGAAATCAATGAGTAAGTACGCTGTATTTATTCATGAGGAACTTGAAGAAAAGTTTGGTAGAGCATTTATTGGTACGGATGAATATTTTAAACGTATTGATACAGAAGTAAAACGCAGATTCCCAGAGGAATTTGACGACATTGAAGTAAAAAACGATGAGGATAAACCTCAACGTACATCTAGGTTAAGTACGGTCGTAGCTCCTGCGAAGCGCAGTACATCTTCAAAAAAGATTGTACTAACCAAAACGCAAGTGGCTTTGGCTAAAAAATTTGGCTTAAGCCCAGAGCAGTATGCCCGTGAACTTAATAAATTGGAGTCCTAAAATGGCAACAAACAGATTACAAAGAGAATTAGAAAGTCGTACCCAGTCAGAACGACCAAAACAGTGGTCGCAACCTGAGCTTCTCCCTGAACCAGATAAGCAAACTGGATATGCCTACAGATGGATTCGTATTTCGACGCTTAACACTTCCGATCCTCGCAACCTCTCAGCGAAGTTAAGAGAAGGATGGGAACCTGTAAGAATTGAAGAACAACCCAAATTACAACTGTTAGCTGATCCCAATAGTCGTTTTAAAGACAACATTGAGATTGGTGGATTGTTACTTTGCAAAACTCCACTTGAGTTCGTTGACCAGCGTAATAAACATTACTCTGACCAAGCAGATGCTCAAATGAAGGCTGTAGACAACACTCTTATGCGCCAAAGTGATCCACGGATGCCCCTCTTCAATGAAGGTAAGGTTACGGTGGGTTCTTTTGGTAAAGGTAGTTAATTTTTTAATAATTTAGGAGATTTATTATGGCTTATCCAAGCGTAACAGCTCCCTACGGCTTACGCCCAATCAACAGCGTGGATGGCAAACCCTACGCTGGTGCAACCCGTCAATTGCCAATTGCGAGTACTTATAACACTCCAATTTTTAACGGGGACATTGTGGCTTTAGTCGATGGTGGCACTATTGCAGTATCAGGCGTTACAAACGACTCTACAACTTCAGCTGCTAACTACACTTATGGTGTATTTATGGGCTGCCAGTATGTAAATGCTCAAGGTCAAACAGTTCAAGATCAGTACTACCCAGGTAATGCCGCTGCTTCTAGCGCTGTTGCTTATGT